TCCATTTTGCTTGATTTTTTGCATATTCTAATGCTTCATACATATATTTTTTTGTTTTTTTCTTTTGTTGGGGTGGTTTACATTGTTTTGCGGGTTTGATTTCAATTACTTTCTCAACCACTTTACCTTTCACATTTTTGTACTTGATATAAAAATCAGGAAAATATCTTTTTACTTTTTTTGTGGTGGGATCATAGTATGGTATGAAAAATTCTTCCGATGCCCAAGTCAATATTTGTGGTTTTTGATCACAATATACCATAAATTTTCTTTCCCAAAGTGATCTATAAATGATATTTTGCGGGTTCCCCTTGTATTTTTTTGTATTTCGAGGACGAAACCTACCTTGATATGACATACATAGTATACACGATCACGCTATATTTAGATGGCTAGAATACCAAGTGTCTTTAGTAATAACAGACACTACATGCCAACAGAAGAATTATATATTGGTGACTCTAATCATGGAGACATAACTCCTGCATTTAATAACATATACGATGTATCAATAAATTTTGAAAAATCACAGAAACTCGCTAATTACCTTAGACAGGGAGAATTATTCAGAAAAGGTGCTTCACCAGGTCAATTTTTAGCATTATATTGTTCTGAAGCATTACTACCAGGTTCTCAGATACAAACCTCACAAGTAGATGGTTTGAGACAGGGAGTTTCTCAAAATTATGCGACCTTTAGAAGATATCCTGATGTAAACCTTACATGGTATAGTCAAAAAGACTATTATACAAATGATGTATTCAACGCATGGTTAGAATTTATTTCACCGACACATCTTGCAAGTCAAGGTTTTGTATCTTATGGTAATAACACTACAGATCGTATAAACGAAATTCCATCATTTAGAAGACTGCAGTATCCAAACACCTATAAATGCCCTATAGAGATAACAGCATTTAGTAAAGAAATAAAAGGGAAGTTTGATAGACAAAATAGACCAAATGATTTATCTGTGCAAAGATCAAATAGTATAACCTATTTTCTCCAAAATGCATTTCCTGTAAATATAATTGCTTCTCCACTTGCTTATGGTAAGGCAGAATTAATAAAAACCACTGTTTCATTCAAATATGAGTATTTCTATGTCGATAGAGGTGCAAGAAACAACTTTGCTCTAAATGTCACAGACAACAACAAAATTAGAAATCCCATAGAAAGAACAGAAGAGCAAATAAGTGCAGAGTCGGGATATGAAGGAAGAGGTACAACCGGCACGGATACGTCAGGTAGAGACTTTGATTTTGCTGGAGACTTTGATCCTAGCGAAGGCATCTATTAGTGCTATACTAAATAAAACGATTGAATTGAATCATTATGCCATTACCTAAAATTGTAGCACCCACATTTGAGTTGAAAATATTATCTACTGGTAAACCAGTAAAGTATAGACCATTTTTAGTAAAAGAGGAAAAAGCACTCCTTATAGCACTAGAAAATGGTAAAGAGACTGACATTATTAATACTGTGAAGGGTGTCATAAAGTCTTGTATACAATCTAGAATCAAGGTGGAGGATCTTCCATCATTTGATTTAGAATACTTATTCCTCAATATAAGAGGTAAATCTGTAGGTGAGACTGTAGATTTGCTTGTGAATTGTAAAGATGATGAATCGGTGCAAGTACCACTTTCAATTAGTCTCAATGAAATAGGTCTAGATGTCCCAGATGGTCACACTCAAGAAGTTGACATTGGTGGTGGCATCAAGATAAAAATGAAATATCCATCTATGGATGATTTTCTAAAAACTAATTTTACAGTGACTGATAAACAACTTGATGACACTGGTGTAGATGAGGCATTTGAATCAGTAGCTAAATGTATAGATACTGTCTATACCGATGAAGAGGCATGGGCAAGTGAAGATTGTACAGAGAAAGAACTTATACAATTCATGGAGCAACTTAGTAGCACACAATTCAAAGAGGTTGAAAAGTTCTTCAACACTATGCCAAAACTTAGATATGAGGGTAAGGTAACCAATCCTAACACAAAAGTAGACACAGAAGTAGTAATTGAGGGATTAGCTAATTTTTTCGGATAATGATGTTTCATACGACAATTGATTCTTTTTTTGAAATCAATTTTAGTTTGATGCATCATCACAAATGGTCACTAAGTGATATTGAGTCTATGATTCCTTTTGAAAGAGAGGTTTATGTGAAACTACTTGCTAATGCTTTAGAAAAACAAAGACTAGAAATCCAAAACCAACAAAATGGCTAACATAACCAAGTTATCATCTATAGTCTCTGAGGGTCAAATCTCTAGTAAAGTCAATGAGATTATTGATCAGTCAGAGGAGAGAGAAGATAATATTGAAAAGTTGAGTAGAATGGTTGGGTCTAATAGAAGATTCATGGATAGCATGGATCAGAGTATGAAAATAATAGGAAACAAAATAGATGACGATAGGAGAATAAGACAAAGATATCTAAACGAAGAATTTAAATTATTAAAAAAAGAATTAAAAACCACTGAGGGACTTAGAAATTCATTATTCAATTTGGCAAATACCATAGGTGGTATTGGATTTTTGTCTGCAATTAATCAATTTAGACAAGGTAATGTTGGAGCAGGGACTCAGGATTTATTATTTGCTACTGGATCAATTGTATCACAATATATTCCAGAAATTATTACAGGAACAGCAGTTATAGTATCACAACTGCTTGGTTTTGGTAGAAGGGGACCTGGTGCTGGACCAGGTGCAGGAACGAGAACTGGATTTCAACCCAGAGGTCGTGGTAGAGCAGCTGGTATTTTTGGTTTATTATCTTTGTTGGGATTAATAAGTGGAGCGAGAGCAAATGCAAGTACAAATGTTCCTGCAGATCAAGTAAGAGCTGATCTGACACAAGAGCAACTTATAAGATCACAAACTGTAAGTGAACCAGATGTTGCTAGATTTAGAAATCAACTTGATAGATTTGGATTTCTTATTGACAGACTACAATCTGATAGGGAGAAAAGAAATAGAGATAGACAATTCAGAGTTATAGGGTCAGGGTCAGGTGATGGTACGACTTCAAAAAAGGATAATATTATAAGATCTACAAATATGTTCCCTGTCTTGAAGAGTGATGGAAGAAAGTTAGTTATAGGGATGCAAAACACAATATCAGAAAGACTAGGTAAAAATAGTAATCCTAATCTTATTGGTGATCAAGAATTTGATGTGGTCAATTCCAATTTATTGCAAATAAGAGCACAACAAGAATTTCAAAAAAATACATTAGGTGATGAAGATGTTGGAGTGGGTATGTTCAATATTGAAGATCCATATACTGCTGTAAAAGAAATGTTTGCAGCGAAAGGATTAGACTTTGATGCAGAAAATATACTCTTTACAAAGGAATTACAGAGAGAGTTATTCTTATTCATGGCAAATGAAATTTTAGATAAACGCTTTATGAGTGATAAACGCATGAATTTAGAGACTTTGGTAGATAATCCCAACTTAAAGAATTCTGATATAATGAATATGCTCGCAGCAATAGGAGATGAATTTGGTTTAGAAACAGATGGAAATCAATTTCTTGAATCAATAACAGACGCTATTAAGATAGTTGATTTCAATAATGAAGAACCAATTCACATTAGGAAACTTAGATTATTTGAAGATTTTGTTGATACCATAGAGGGTGATACAGAATTCTTCAATGAATTCAATGAATCGATGCTTAATAATAATCAGTTTGCACCAAGAACCTACTTACAAAAAGCAATCGAGGCTGAAAAGGGTATTTTTGGTAATCCTTTCTTCAAGGTAGATCCACAACCAAAAAACAACACTAATTTGTTATCATTCAATCCAGATAGTAAAACGAATACACAAACCATCAAGGAGAATCAAAATGCAAACTCACCCCAAAATATATACCTCAATACTGACTACATAGTCAATAATGGGGTTTACGTAGATATTCTTTCTAATGAATTAGAGTATAATTCACCAGTTTTTCTAAGTGATACAATCGGATGAGACAATTTACTGCTGTTACAAAAATCTTAGATAGACGAAATAGATCGATCACTCGATTAGAGGAGCGTAATCTTAATCTAAAGAAAAAACTTGCAAAGGAGAGAGAAGATACATTTCGACAATTCAAGAATAGAATTGAAGATCAACAAAAAGGACCTCGAAATAATCTTGGTAGAAACATAATAGCAGGAGTCGCTTCTGGTGGGGCGGGTATTGGTCTAATCAATAGATTTCGCAACAGAGGTAGAGGTAGAGTCACTCGAAGTTTTAGTCAAAGTGGTAGAAGATTTAATATTTTCAGACAAAAACCCAGATTGACAAGTTCTAGGGGTGTGAATACACGTTTCTTAAGAAATGGATCAAGACTCAATTCATTACTTACTGTTGCCTTCACAGGTTATGATATAATTGATAGAAAAAGTCAGGGTCAAACTAACTTCCAAGCAACCACTGGTGCGTTAGCAACTTCTGGAGGTGCTATTGCTGGTGGTGCTGCTGGTGCTAAGTTAGGTGCACTAATAGGTACTTTTATAGTACCAGGTGCCGGTACAATTATAGGTGGTACTCTTGGTGGTATATTAGGATCATTCATTGGTGCAAGTGCAGGGGCTGGTATTGCTGATTCAATTACGGGTGCAGATGAACAAAAAAGAAGGCAATTACAAGTAAACAAATTTAGATTACAACAAGGATCTACAATTTTTAGCAAATCGCTTGATACTTTTGATAGTGTATTAGATAAATTTGAAAGATTAAGAGCAGATGATTTTGACCCTTCACTTATAGAGAGAGATGACGATGATGAGATAGTTGTAATGTTGGATAGATTATCTGGAGACGATGGTGGTGATGATGATCCTACTACACCTGGACCTATACTGCCACCATTTAGTAATAGAGTAAGATTGAAACCAAAACCAAAAATAAAATGGGATTGGGTGATTACATTTGCTCTCTATGCTATTGAGATTCTTACAAGTGGTGTTGCACCGACAGAATCATTGCCAATTACAAAAATAAACACAAAGACTATAAAGGTTGATTTATCAAAAGTTGCAACTCCTAAGTTAAGACAAATTTACTTACAATATAGAAAAGGAAATATTGATGAAATTGAATTAGAAAATGGTATTATAAAAATTATAAATGAAGCTTTTGAGCAACTAAAAATTAAACCTAATGAGGCAATAAAAAATGAAAAATTAAGAAACATATTCAGATTAAAGAAAAATAATCTACAATCAAAAAAAGATGGATTTATAAATTTTTCTAAATTTGCTGATACTGTAGAAAGAATTCCCTCTTTGACCAGAGCACAGGATCAATTGAGGAGAATGGCAGAGGGTTTCAAACGTAATTTTCCAAGAGGATTTAAGCTTGATAAAAGTAACCTAAACAAAAAAGGTTTGAAAGTGAGAGGTCTTGATAAGATAGTAAAAGAGGAAGAAATATCGGAAGAAGTTATCAAAAATATAATTGATGCAATAAAAAAACAGGAAAACCTTGATAATCTTCAAATCTTGAACGAACTTAAGAGGCGAGGTATTGCTGAAAAAAATATATTAGATTACCTAAAATCTCAGGATGCAGTAAATGATGCGTTGAGAACTGATTTTGAGGGTGTTTTTAGACTAATTGATAAAGCAATTAAAAACAGAGAATTAGTTGGAGATCCGAAAAGTATAAAGGCAACATTAGATGCATTCGAGGATTTTCTTGCTGAAATTACAGCTAGAGGAGATATACCTGGTGTTACCTCTGACGATATCTCTGATTTACTAATGCAATTGAATCGAATGAGAGTTGATCCAACTCTTTTTAGTGAACCAAATCTTAATAAGTTTATACAAAAGGGAATAGATCCTAAAAATATAGACAAAATGTTTGAACGGTTTCAAGAACTTTTGAAAAAAATTGATCCACAAAATCTAAGTCTGAATGAAGACATGGGATCTTCTAACATCGCTATGGTAAATGTAGATGGTGATAAGAACATCAATGTAATTAATCAAGAGGGAGCAAGAAGTTTTGTGAATATGGGTATGGGTAATAAAATAAATATGATGCAAATGCAAGGATACTTCACAGTCTAATGTCTAATACAGAAAAATCAAGTGGATTGTGGACTAGAAGTCACAAAATAACTAAACTAAACGTAGCGGGAGATCAAAATGAGGCAGGAGATGCGAGTAATTCTGCTCAATCTCTGTTAGGTCAGGTAGTGTATATTAGATATATGGAGACAATAGCTGGCATGTGTATGGTGGAGTTGACATTTGTAGACACTAACGGTTTCTTAGACAGTTTACCAATAAGAAGTGGTATGAGACTTGAATTGGAAATAAATCATGCAAGTAGGGAAGAAGATCCATTCAGTTTTTCAGGGACAAAAAATAATGATTTAATTGTTGTTAACATATCAGATGTAAAAAGAGAAAGTAAGAGAGAAATATTCACACTGACATGTGTAACTAGAACAACTCTTAGTAATCATACCACCAGAGTGTTTCAAAGATATGATGGTAACATAACTGATAGTGTAGAAAAGATACTTACAGAAACTCTTGAAATTGATTCATCAAGATATAAATTGGATAAAACCTCTAATGCATACAGTTTCACAGGAAATTATTTGAGACCCATAAATTGCATATCAAGATTAGCAGCAAAATCTGTATCTTCTTATGATAAAATGTCAAAAGAAGAAGGATTAGCAGGATTTGTATTCTTTGAGAGTGAGTTGACAGGATATAATTTTAGATCTGTTGACGAAATGTTGAAGATAGAACCTAAGTTTCAAAAATATAAACAAACGGGTTTCAAGGACGCAATGGATACAGACCCATTTGTGATTAGTAGTCAACCAGTTTTCGTAGAAAGTCATGATCTGATCAAAAAGTTGAGGATGGGGCAATACAAGTCTAATAATGTGGTATATAATATAATGAGTAGGAACGTTGATTTTTATGAGTATCAGTCAAAAGTGAATGACGATAAGGATGTTCCTAGTGATGTTGATGAACTCACTTCACGAAGACTTCTTACTGTTCTTGATCTTGGACTGACCACTAAAGAGGGAGATGAATTGAAAGAGGATGCAGAGGCAATTTCATGGAGACATGCACATGTAGCTGCTAGATACCAATCATTATTCTCTCAAAAATTAAAAGTTTCGATTCCTATGAATTTGAACCTAGAGGTTGGTCAGACTTTGGAATTCGATTTTCCAGACATAAATACTGGCGATAAACCTAGAGGACAAACACCCAGTTCAGGAAAATACTTGATCGCAAAGCTAGTACATGGTTTTGGTGATCCTAGAGGTGATTTTACTGGACTATCACTCGTTAGAGATTCCTTTACCCCAAGTGCCGAATGAAAACCATCGAAGACCACATAGCAAAGGACAAAGAAATCCTTGCTGATCCTAAAACTTCTGAACCAATGCGTCATCACATTGAAGATGAATTGCATGATCTAGAAGAATATGTAGAGCATCATAAAGAAGAAATCGAAGCAGGGGATCATCACGATCCTAACGTGTTGGAAGTATTTTGTGATGTTCATCCTGATGAACCAGAGTGTCTAGTATACGATGACTAATGCTTGAACAACAGTCAATTAAAACCCAACATTTTGGGCAAGATGGTTTCTACTGGTTTGTTGGACAGGTAGTTATCGATGAAAATTGGCGTGTTCAAAAAGAGAAGCAATCTAATAAGTACGGTTATAGAGCGAAGGTAAGAATATTAGGTAAGCATCCACACACTGCTGAGATACCAGACGATAAACTCCCATGGGCACACTTTCTTGTTCCTCCAACAATGGGAGCTGGTATCAATCACTATGGTATTAGTAATGTAGTTCAAGGTGGAGAGACAGTTTTTGGATTCTTTTTAGATGGTGAAGATGCTCAACAACCAGTAATTTTTGGTGCTCTTTATCAACATGAAATGATAGAGAACATACAGGATTGGAATGATGTATTGGAAAAAGGGACATCTGGATTCGCACCTATAACCACAGATCCAATACTAAAACCAGGTGCACCCACTAGAGCAGTGGGAGATGGTGAAATTTTTGAAGGTGGCACTATACCTGACAATAACAATTTTATAGAAGAAAAAGGTGGTGGGGGAAATAAAATAAACACAGTTGCTCAATATAAAAATAATGAACTAATAGAAGTAATAAGTGCCACAGAGTGTAATCTACCAGCGTTAGAAATGAGTAACGCTACGAAAGAATTACAAAAGGTCATGGGTTACATATCAACTCTAAAAAATGTACAAGGAAGTTATGTAGATCCTGTATTGAATACTATTGTAAACGTCGATAAAGTGATTGCTAGGGCAGCATCAAAAATGGCAGGGGGAATATCAGGAGTTATAAGCAGAGCAAGAGATGATATGTTTGAAAAGATTGATGATGCACTCTCTAAAAAATTATCATTCTTAGATCCTGATTTTATAGCAAAACAATTAGAAGCAGACAAACAAAAAGATGGTATATCTTGTTTGTTTTCAAATATATTGAAAGGTCTTGCATCAATGATTGGTAAATTCTTAAAGAGTTTAATTGGAAAGGTTCTTAATTTACCAATTTGTGCTGCTGAACAATTTCTGTCAGGACTATTAGCAAAACTAAGTGGTGACATATTGAGTGGTATAGGTCCTGCTTTAGGTGCTTTAGGGTCATTGATGGGTGGTGGTATAGCAGATTTCTCAAGTATTTTAGGAAAGGCATTCGCTGGTGCTCAAGCGTTATTAGGATTATTATCATGTGAGGGTGCAAAATGTGCTACACCTACAGATTTTATTATAAACAAAGGTCCTAGTTCTAAAAAGGCATTAGATTTTGATAGAATGATAGGTATGCAAAGTATAATGTCCAAGGTGGATTCAGGAATTGACAATTTGATTGAAGAGGCATTTCCTAATCTTGGTAAGATAGGTAGCACTGTATCTGAAATAAGTACTTTAGCGGGTACATCTGCATCAATTCCAAATATTGCTGGTGGCGAATCACTAAAATCTTTAGCAGGAGGATGTAACACACATGTCAAAGAGTGTGGTCCTCCTAAGGTTGAAATTTTTGGAGGCGGTGGTATAGGTGCTGCAGCAAAAGCAGTTATAAATGAGACTGGTAAAATTGTTGGTGTAAAAATGGATGATCTTGGATTAGGATATAAAGATATTCCTTATGTTACATTCATAGATAATTGTGGTAATGGAAAGGGTGCGTCAGCGACTGCAATTGTAGAGAATGAGCAAGTTGTAGAAATTGTAATGATAACTGAAGGTGAAGGGTATCTTGGTGGTGGTGGAAATACAGGTGAGGGGAGTGCTGAAGGTGAACAAGTTATAGGTGAAATATCAAAGGTACAAGTTCTAAGCACAGGAGTAAATTATCAACAAGGAGACCTTATTATTGTAGAGGGTAGCACCCCATTGACTCCAATAATAGAAGATGGTAGAATTGTAGGAGCAGAAGGTATAAGTAGTGTGGGATTAGATAGAATACCAACACTGACGATTCAAAGTAACACAGGTTACGGTGCGATAATCAGACCTGTCACTACATTCAAACCAATTGAAGATTACGAACAAACAATTCTACCTTCATCTCAAATACTTCATGTTGTAGATTGCCCTAGAGGTTACTAATGTCAGAAGAAAGAAAGTTCCCTCCGTATATTGTTAATCATCCAGAAGATGGTCTTTTTAGGATAGGACAAGAAGATAAAGATGAAGAAAGAAAATCTTGCATGGAAGCACATGCGGGTTCAGATGCCACTATTCTTTTATTCAAAGATGGTGGTTGGCAGATTAGATCAGCAAAAGCACAAGATCTTATAAATCCTGGTTCATCAATTGAAAACTATGGAAAAGGTCCTCTAATAATAAATGCAGATTCTGATATTAGAATAAAATGTGGAGGAGAATTCAATGTAAGAGCAAGTAAAATAACCATGACTGCAGATGGTAGCGGAGATCCGACCTTTTCTGAGTCACTTGAAGAGGGTAACGGTAATATAAAAATGACATCAGTTAGTAACGAAGTATTCCTTGAGGCAGGTAACTCTGCTAAAATAAAGGGTAAACAAGTTGCTATAGTTGCTACTACTAAAATGATAGCAGAGACAACATCTGGTGGTATGATATTAGCAGGACAATTTGTTCATGTACATGAAAAAGTGTCACAACTTATACCACAAAATATGATAAACATCAAAGCCGCTTATCCTTCATTCAAAGGTACCTCATGAATATACCTGACGTCCATTCACAAAAAATTGTAATAGGACCTGATCCTCATTTAGATCAATCCGTAGATACACTCAATGGAGACAAACCATATAATGGCACACTCGCTGTTACAGGTCCCGCATTCATCGGAGGTCACTCAAAGACCGCACATGGTGTTTTGAATGTAGGAGTTGATTTAGGTGATTTCTCGCCAGTAGGAGCAGGGAGAGCAGTCGATGTAGAGGGTGATGTTAGAGTGATAGGAAATGGTGGAGGGGCACAAGGTGTCGATGCGGTTGTCATCAATGGTGACGTTTTTGTGACAGGAAGAGTAGACTGTGGTAATAAAGGTAAACTTGCTTCAAGATTTAGTGCTGCTGATGCGAGACCAAAACCATTTGACATCAAGCATCCTTCAAAGGAAGGATACAGACTTAGATATGCATGTATTGAAGGTCCTGAGGTTGCTGTATATCATCGTGGCAGACTAAAGAATGCAAATGTAATTGAACTGCCAGAGTACTGGAAAAACCTTGTGCATGAAGATAGTATATCAGTCGATTTACAACCAATCGGTAAAAAACAAGATCTTGTCGTTGAAAGTTTTAACAATCAAGAGGTGGTGGTCAAAGATTATGCTGCCGAAGTGGGTCGTCAAGTTGATTGTTTCTTCATGATATATGGTGAGAGAAAGGATATAAATCCTTTGATTACTGAATATAAAGGAGATAGTTGGAAAGACTATCCAGATCCAAATTTCAATCCTGATGTAGTAGATGAGGATAACAGATCATATAATGATCCTAATTACAGACGCGATAGAAATACCATAACGATGTGAAAAAAATAATTTATATTCAAGAGAAGTTTTTGGATCCTTCTCTGTGTATTCCTTTTATTGATTTGGCAAAAAGAAATAAACAAGAGATACCATATGGTGATGAAAGTCGTGGTGGAGATACATTTTTGACAACAGTATCTACTCCCACCGAGGAGAGTCTAACAGATGGTTTTTTTCTAAAAGGAATGGATGTTCCAGAATCTGATGGTAATTATGGTGCTATCTATTTGGGTGGTGAAGTTGATCCGACCACAATACAGGTTGATGATGATGAATTATTTAAGACTGTAGTTCATGGAGTGACAGATTTATGTAAGGGTTTTGATCCTGACATAGAATTAGATTATGTGGGTGTAGTTCGCTGGCCAGAGGGCACATTTATGAAACCTCATTATGATAAAAATGATGTTCATGGTGAAGACGTATTTGCTGCTATGTTATATCTAAATGATGATTTTGATGGTGGATCTACGGTATTTGAACATATGGAGGTCAAACCAGAGACAGGTAAACTTATAATTTTTTCTAATTCAAAATATTTACACCATGTAAGTGAAGTAAAGAGTAGTGAAAGATATGTGTTATCATTTTGGTATAAATATCCAAAGATATAATAGATTTATGACACAAGTGACGTGTAGAGGAAAGGTTGGTGGTGATGGTATCATCGATTTTCCTGATGATTGGAATGGCAAAATTGATGTCAACACCATAAATGTACAATTGACTCCATTGAAGGTTTTTCAAGAGTTATTTGTAGATTCAATACAATATGGCAGAAGAGCACTCGTTAGAAATTCTAGCGGTGGTGTGATAAACGCAATGTTTGAGGTCAATGCAGAATTGACATAGTGACGTATTATGCTATACTAGAAAAACTACAGAGTTTAACTATGTTCGCAAATCCCGATACCTATGTTACAGAGATCGTCATTGATATCCCAAAAGCAACTTTCAAAATTTTTGGGAATGATGGTGCCAGTCAGGTTATAGAGTGCGATGATGCTGATCAATTTTGTTCAGTTCATCAGGTGGCAAAAAAAGCAATAGATATTGATAATGATATAAAGGTTTCATACATTTCATAGCACAATGATCAAACAATTTGTAGAGAGTTTACCAACTTCAGATTTCGTAAAAATCAAATTAGACACACAGTATTATACTAAGAATGAAGTAGATGCTCT